AGCTCGATCCGGCGTTACCGCATCAGCAGCGACGGGCCCTGGCGCTGGTCCCACCAACCGAGAGCGTCTACAGACCGAAGCGGACCGCGTGCGCGAAGGGCTCAACACGTTGGTCGATCCAATCAACATGATCACCAACGCCGCTGCCGGTATCGGCGATGCGTTTGGCGCGTCGTTCAAAGGCATCGTGGACGGCAGCATGACTGCCCAGCAAGGGCTGGCGACCTTCTTCAAGTCGGTTTCGGATATGTTCCTCGACATGGCGGCGCAAATCATCGCCGCATGGATGAAGATGATCATCCTAAATACCATCGTCAAGATATTTGGCGGTGCAGCCAGTAGTGGCCTCAGTAGCGGCTTCGATGCTGGCTCTGCATCGGCATTGCCCACTGACGCGGGCGGGTGGGCTACGTCGTTCGCCACACCGCTTAAGTTCGCCGAAGGCGGCTTCGTAACCGGCCCAACCAGTGCCGTTATCGGCGAGGGCGGCGAATCGGAATATGTCATCCCGTCCAGCAAGATGAACGCCGCAATGTCGCGTTACAGCCGTGGCGCACGTGGTGAAGGTGTCATCGCCGGCAGTGGTGGCGGCACCGAAGGCGAAAGCGGGGCAGCCGCCGGTGGCCCCATGGCAATCGACGTGCGCTACAGCGTGGAGCGCATTAATGATGTTGAGTACGTCACTGCATCACAATTCCAAGCCGGGATGCTTCAAGCGGCACAGCAGGGCGCCAGTCAAGGTGAGCAGCGTACGCTACGGCGGCTGCAGATGTCGTCCTCTACACGCCGGAAAATCGGAGTCTGATGGAACTCTCACTTGGCAACTACCTGCAGTTCATTGCTCCGAGCGGCGGCACTGCTTACTTCTTTCAAAACTTTCATATCAACAAGGTTGCCAGTTATGAAGGCAAGCAATACATCTTTTTGCCTTTTGGTTTTTCTGGTGTAACTGTTAACAGGACCGGAGACAACATCGAAGCAAATCTGGTGTTTCCAAATAATGAAATAAGCCGAGCATGGGGCTTGAATGCAGTACAGGACTTTTGGATCGCAAAAGTGCTTGTGATGATCCTTGAGCCGGGCTCCCCAACATCCGGCACGGTGCTGCATCAATACGTCGGCCAGGTATCAAACGGTAACTGGGATGAAACCAGCCTTCAGTTAAGGCTTGACTCGGTTCTGGATGCCGTTGGTTCAGATGCGCCCATGCGACGTTTAACCAAGCACCTTGTGGGCAATATCCCCGTCAGCAGCAATGTCCGGCTGCGTTGACCTGATCGGTAGACCCTACCGCCTTGGCGCTGATGGCACTGATGGCGCCATCGATTGCATCCACATGGTTTACGTTGCGTTGGCTGACATCGGCATCCCAACGCCAACCTTTAATCAGCACTGGTACAACGCGTCGTGGCGAGCAATTGCCCGCGATCTACTGTTATGGGGTAAACGAGTACGCAAAGCGGCCTATGATGGCGATATCATCCTGTTAAAGCAGGACCGTAGAGCTTTTGCTGTCGTATGGAGTCAAGGCGCTTTCTACGTCAACGAGAAGATGGCAAAGGTGACCTGGTGCCAGCTGGAGGCGCTACCGGATCATTACGCCTTCCGCTACTGCCCTACGAACGGGACCTGATTGCATTACTTGGTTGCAGCGAAGACGAATACCGCCGTTTTGTAGCGGAAGCACAGCGCCGGGCAGCTGTTAGGCCAGCAGAGTACGAGCTGGTGCCAGATGTTACCGCCGGGCTAGTCATCACGCCTATTCTCATCAGCCTCGCGGTTGGCGTAGTGCTGCAAGGCGTCGCCTATCTGCTAACCCCAAAACCAAAGCAGCCTGGTCGCACCCAATCACGTCAGCTCGCAAGTATCACAAGCCAAGACCGCTTTAGTGCTACTGCTGGATTTGACAGTCAGGCTGAGCTAGCCAATTATGGCGACCCAATCCCCATTATCTTTGGTAAGTACACCGGCTTTAGCGGCGGCATCCTCGCTGCTCCACGGCTGGTCTGGTCACGCTCGTTTTCGCTTGGGTCGCAGCAAGCTGTAAAGCTGTTGATGGTCGTAGGCGAGCAAGGTCTTGGCGATGGCATTAAACGCCCGGACCTCAACGGCATCTTTTTGGGTAATACAGCTCTAGACGCTACTTACGAACATAATTTTGCGTTCTACTGGAAACGCAACAATAATGATTTTAGGCGAATCCGCGCCGTGAATCTTGCTTACGGTACACGCGGCAACGCATCATCAGGTGATATCGAAAACAACGATGATATTTTCCTTTGTCCAACAATCAACGGCCTTAGCGATGCAGGGTTCTGCCATTCGTATTCACCATCAGCCAATGCTGAGTTTGGCGTATACTCTGCAACCCCCAATGGCACTGATTATCGCGTCAACTGGCGGTTGGTGCCAATCCCTGAAATACCAAACGAAAGCGACCGATTTAAGGATGACCCTAAAGCGCAAAGGTTATTTGAGCGCATTAAAATCGCTGGCGATTACGACATCATCCGCACCAGGGGTGGTGATGGCATTCTTGAGTTGCGTAATATCGGCCAAATAGGAGTTGGTCGCGGGTATGGCCGAGGGATGGGAGTTACCAGCCTTAATGGCGTTGGTGTTACATCAGGCGATCGACAAGTCAGACGAGTGCAGCCCGGCGACAAAATTGTATTTACAATTGGCTCAAATACAATTCCCGAGGGAGAATACTTTGTCTATGATAAAGATGGGACAATTTATAAAAATACGCAAGTAACAGACATCAATAGCGAAATTGCCTCTGGACGCCGGGCAGCCGATGATGCGCTGCAGCTTGGCGACACATTCATGATTGGTCGAACGGTATGGTTAGTTGAGTCACGAGGGCTGCCTGAATGGCGCGAAGGCCAGCGTCAATCCATTGGATTGCGTTGCATTGAAATCTTTGGTCAAGGCATTGGGGCCAGCGTAGGACTTGTAAGTGAACGTTTCATCACTAGAGTCATTCTGAGCGACGACCTTGGCGCAACCAATAACCGCAACGCATTAGGCTTACATGCTGGACCTGGATATTATCCGCTTACCAAAGTTTCATTTGGCGTCGTACGCAATAGCAGAGAGTGCGAGATCACCGAAATCGGGCTGCGTTCACAAGTCTGGAATCGTGCTAATGGGCTGTGCAATTTCTCCGGCCTTCCAAGTCCTGAAGCATTCCGCGCCGCAGAAGAAAATGGCGTAGGTACAGAAAGCGGGACCATGACGCTTTACATGAAACGCACAGCTTGTTGGACAATCTGGCTGCGTCCATCTGGTACTGATGTAAGCGGGCAAGAATATAAATGGCAACCATTAGGCGAACGCTTTTGCGTTACAGGCGAAGCGCCACAAGACCAATTTAATTTTATTCGTATTGCCCATCCCAAGCGCGGACTATATGAATTTCGTTTGATTCCAAAAAGTGGCGCTGACGTGGTGCGCCACAGTTCAGACGGCGAAAGTTTTTGGCAACTTAATGCAAAAAATGGCACGCAACTATCTAGCTCGTATTCAACGCCATATGGCACATTTACCGTTTATTCACAAGGTCAGATTGTAAGCAAAAAAGACATTTCGTTTAATCCCGAGATGGCATCAGAATCGCAGATTACTCAACCGGAGCGGACAGCGTTAGTGCCGTCATCGGTTGAGGTTGATTCGTATTTGCCTGACCTGCAAGGTAGTACCATCAGAGTAGTCGCGGTACAGCTAACCGAGACTCCATGGCTGCCGAATAACGGCCCCGGCAACAAGGCTGCCACCATGTGGGAGTTATTTGGTCAAGCCTATCAATTTGGTTTGACCAAAACCGCAGACCGCACTTTTATAGTTGCCGGCACAAAAAAAAGCATTCAAGTGCGCTTTACGGGGGTTGTAAATGAATTCTTTGGGCAAGATCATCCATTTTTCCCCGGCTGGCGCGCTTGGAACTTTAGCTCTATTGAGGTTGTATCCAGCTCTGGCAACTTCAACATTCTTGAAACCTTCGACTGCGTTATTCCGGTTACATCCGGCAACGATCGTGCAGCGCCCTATGGACTGACGACTTGCGGCTTAAAGCTGCGCGTCACCAAAACAACAGGCACTGAGCCACGCGGTGTGAAATCCGCCTTTGCCCATGAGGCACTCGGCAATGCCAATGCGTACGCTGTTGGAACGAGCCGGTCCACTACTTTTTCAATTTCAAGCTCAGGTCGCACCTTGCAGGTGACCATGACGGGCCAAGCCGTAGCAGCACCTGAAGCGCTACGAAAGGATTTTCCCGGCGCCACCAACGCATGGGACTTTTTGTCGTTCAAAGTTGTGCCATCTGGTACATCGGCCGGATGGGAAGCGGGCGATACCGGTAATTACAGCTTGCCGCTGACGCCAGGCAATCCATTTGAGTCCGGTCCGGAGTCTGCCAATTCAAACACTGCTGGCGTGCGACTTCGCGTACAAAGCATGTATATGGCATTGATTCCGGCTGTGTTTACGGCACCTCGAATTTTTGAAGATAACAGTCAGCTTACAGATATTAGCTTTTACAACT